CGGCGCCCCCGGCGATATTGGCGTAGCCGCCGTTATAGGGCGTCGCCTGGGGTACGATACCGTGGAGGTTGTCCCCGGTCCCGTCGCCCATTAGTACCTGGGCCTCGAGGACGCGCCGGACGGCGAGTCGGAGCCGGGTATCGACGGCGCTCCGTAGCTGGGTCCGCGCGGAGTAGCGCAGAACCTGACGCGAAACGGCGAGCAGCGTCGCGATCGTAACGAGCGGGTCCGTATGCCCCTCGACGTCGTACGAGCTGAATGGCTTCAGCGAGCCAGCGCCCAGCGAACCAGTGTCGCCCCCTTGCTCCGGGACGATTGCCGCGGCGTTCGTAAACGCGATTTCCTGGACCCAGTGAACGACCCCCTCCGTTATAACGGTCGTCGGGATTACGTCCAGGATCGTTCGCGGAATGAGGATATCCGGCCCCATTCCGGCGTTCACGACGTCGCCCAGCGTGACGATTCCGGAAAGGACGGCCGCGCGACCTAGCATTAGGTCGGCCGGGACCGGGACGCGCGGCGTCCGGCGGGTATCGAAACCGCGGAACGCGGCCTCGTCGCCCAGTTGCCGGACTACGGACGCGCCGACCGTCTCGTGGTGCCGGGCCCCGGGGCTGGCGCCGATATGCGCCTCGAGCGCGTCGGCCCGGGCGTTCGCGATTTCCGTCGCGCGCGCTTCCGCGGCGGCGGTCGCGCCGGCGACCGCGCCGGCGACCGCGGTCGCTACGCGCTCGTTCATCGCGGCGACCTCAGTCGCCGTCGAAGCGGTCCGTTCCTCGATTGCGGCGAGTTGCGTCCGCTGGGCCTCGAGGATCGCGCGGGCGGCGCTCTCGGGGGTGGAGAAATCGGGTTCCATCGGGGCGGGGGGACTGGGGCTGGGGGTCAGGTACGAGCGAGCGCGACGGCGCGCCGGGCTACGTCGCGAAGGTTACGGGCCGCGTCCGCGCCCGGCGAACCCGACAGACTGGGAGCGCCGGCGATCGTCGCGCGGGCGATAAGCTCGAGGGGCGAGCCGGCGGGAACGGCCGGCGTGTTCGCGAGGGCCGCGTCGGCGCGGGCGATAGCTAGCTCGAGGGCCGACGCGGTATCGTCCATTAGCCCGGCCGACAGCGCGGCGCGCGCGGCGTTCGCCCGGAGCCGTAGCCCGACGAGGTCGTCGCCGGCGCCGGCGCGGACGGATACGGTCCGGGCCCCCGCTTCGGCGCCCCAGGTAACGGCCGATCCCTCCCATACAGTCGCGAGGGTCGTAACGCCCTCGACTATGTCCAGGGGTACGTACCCGATCGAATGTTCCTGGATTACGCCCTCGCGGTAGAGGATGAGCGCGTCGCGCCCCCTGGTCGTCGGCGCGACCTTGCAGACGGCGCGTAGTCCGCGGTCGTCCTCGAGTAGTTCGCGCGGCCGGCCGATCGGCGTCCAGGAATCGTGCTGCCACAGCATCCGGATACGGTCGGTCCCCTCCGGGCCGCGCTGGGCGATCGTCGCGGTAAACGCGCCGGGGGAGAACCGGACGCCGTCCGACCCCTCTACGTCCCACAGCGCCCAGTACGCGTCCACTATCCCCGCCATTTCGTCAACATCGCGGACCGTGTCGATAAACGCGGCGCGGTGGGACGCGGCGGTCGGTTCCTCGAGGTTCGGGTGCATCGGTCGCGCGGGGTAGGTCGCGCGCCGAATCTACGCGGGTCGTTCGGTCGCTCCCGTCCCGGCCGGCCGGGAGTCCCGCGGCCCCTGTCCCTCCGGTCGGAGCCGCGGCCGGCCGAACGCGGACGCGTTGTCCGCTATCATATTGAGCGTAGCGCGTAGGCCCCGCTGGGACTTGTACCCCACACGTCGGCCTTGTAATCGGAGTCGGCCGCGGCCCGCATTACGGCCCGCATTTCGTCGTATCCGGCCGGGTCAACCGGGAGCGCTTCGCCCTCGCCGTCGCCGACGACGACGTCGTCCGCGGCCGGCGGCGCCGGCGGTTCGACGCGTACGCCCAGGACGTGAAAGCGCCGGCCCCCGTTAACTAGCGGGGTCGGTGTCGGGTAGTTCAGGACGTGCGCGCCCGGCTGGGCGAGCGAGCCCCCGATACCCAGCGCGAGGACGTCCGACTCGGAGAACTCGGCGAGCGCGTCTGGGGGGACGAATACGTACGAGTCGCGAGGCGACAGGCGCCGGACGACGACGCCCAGGCGCATAGCCCGACCTACCGTTCCGTGGAACGTGGACGGGTCCATAAGCTCCCCGGGGGCGAGGGGGCGCGGCCGAACGGGCGCCGGCGGTTCCGCTTCCTCGAGGACGGAGAGTAGGGCGGCGCGGCCCAAGCGGTCGGCCCAGCGAGTGAACCCCAGCGCGCGCAGGAATGCGGCGAGTCCCATTTTTACTTACCCCATATCGCCCGGCGTACGCGGGACGGATTGACGCCCAGGGTGTCGGCGACGAAATCGCGGGCCGCGGCGGCGCCCATCCTCGAGCGACGCGCCGTTACCGCGTTCGTTATGCGGACGTCGTCCTCCGCGGACGCGAGGGCCCGGGCGGTTACGGCCGCGACGCCGGCGAGCCGGCGCGGTGACAGTTGAGCGATTCGCGCGACGGCGCGGACGACCTCGTCGGCCGGCGCGGACGGCGGCGCGGCCTGGGGGGCGGGGGCGGGGTTGGGTCCGTTCACGGTAGGACTGGGAGGGTCGTACAACGACAGTTAATCACATTTCCGGCGCTGCCGGCGGGGTCGCCCGGGTACTCGAGCGATTCGCCGTCCACGTCGAAAGCGTCGGCCACTGGCACCGTTTGACCATCGGCCGCGATATGCGCCTCGCGGACGAGGTCGTCGCGCTCAGACAGCCACCGTTTAGCAGGGACGCCGGCGACCTCGTACCCGATCCGCTGTCCCCCCTCTACCGTAGCCGTGGACGCCGTCCGGGCGATAGTACGCGCGCGGACGGAGTCGGCGCTATCCATAACCATATCTACGGCCGCGGCGAGGTCGTCCACCGTACCGCCGGCCGCGAGTATCGGCGCGTACGCTTCGGCGACCTCGCGGGCGGTCGTTTCGGCTATCTCCCTGGACGTCGCCAGGACGCGCGCGAGTAGCGTTACGATTCGCGGGTCGGACGCGTCGAACGCCGTCGCCTCTACCCCGGGGATGAGCTCGAAAGCCCGGGCCCAGCCGCGCCGGATAGAGGCGAGCGAGCCGGGACGTAGGTCGCCGGCGACGATCCGCGCCCAGTCGGCGACCTCGAGGGGCGGGACTACGCCGGCGTTCAGCGTGAGCGCCTCCACTAGCGCGGCGTCCCGGAGCCGGGCCCGGATACGCCGGAACGCGCTACGCGCCGCCGCGCGTAGCGCGTTCTCCCCTTCGGCCCGGACGGCGAGCGCGCCTAACCAGTACGCGTATAGCTCCCGTTCCGTGTGGACGTGCGCCATTAGCCGGCCGCGTCGGTTTCCTCGTCCTCGTCCGGCGGCGGCGCGTCGTCCACCGGGATCAGTCCCAGTGGACGGAGCAAGGTCCCGCCGGCGCCGGGGGTCGGCTTGTACGCTCCCCAGTTCGCGAGCGAACGCGCCTCGTCCACCGTCAGGAACGGACCGCCGGACGCCTCGCGGGCCCGGGCGTAGAGTTCGGTAAGGTCCGCTGTCAGCGACGCGATCGCGTCCATATCCGGGACGAACGACTCGTCGGGCGGGAGGACCCGGTCGGCGACGACCGACATAATCCATTCCGCGAGCGGTAGCGCGCGCTGGGTTATCAGCGCGGCGACGGCCGTCCGGAGATTCGAGTACGTGGACGCCGCGGCGTCGCCTAGTAACTGGACAGGGACGCCCCAGCCGGCCGCGATACGCCGGACGGCGGCTATCTCGCCGGCGTGCATCGCCGATTCGACGGGCGTCCACGCGGTAGCGAGCCAGTCCAGATTTTCGATTAGCCCCGGGACGCCGGCCGCGCGGTCGGCCGAGAACGCCTTTTGCAGTCGGACGCGTAGGTCCTCGAATGCCTCGTCGGTTAGCGTCGCGTCGGACGCCGTTACGCGGAAAAACCCGGGGTGCGCGCCGCGGTTCTCGAATAGCTCCGACTGCCAGTGTTCCTGTTGCTCGAGCATCGCGGCCGTACGCGCGGCGGCGGCGGCGATCGGGAACCCGCGGCCGGGGTTATTCGGGTCCTCGAGGTAAACGGCGCGCTCTATCCGGATACCGTGGACGGAATGCTCGAGCCGGCGTTCGTTACGCTCCCGGAGCGCCCAGGTCCGTACCTCGCCGTCCGGCTCCCGGCGGTCCATACGGACGAGGTCCGGCCGTGCGACGAGCAATCCCGCCGGCGTCGTCCGGCCGGCGTTCGTGCCGGTAATCGGCGAGCCCGGGGCGAACGTATAGACCTCGCCGGCGTGCGCCATACCGTCCCACAGTTCGCGCGCGATCGCGCCCGGGTAGTCCAGCGCGGGGACGGGCGACAGGGGCGGGGCCCAGGACGATTCCTCGAGATAGATACGCTCGAGGGGAACGGAGGGGACGAACCCCTCGCCCGACCGGAATATCCGCGCGTCGTTCGTTACCACACCGTTCTGCGCGTGTAGCCACGTAATCCCGGCGAGCGCGTCGGCGATTAGCGAATAGGCGCGCGACGCGTACGGGTTCCGGAGGGTGAGCGCGCGGAGCGCTACGTAATCCCTCGAGGGTTCGCCGTACGTCGTTCCCCAGCCGGTTCCCAGGATAAACGACCGCTTTCCAGGGGCGGCGCCGGCGCCGTACGCGGGTCGGCCGGCGAGGACGTCTAGCAGGGAGCGACGGGGCACCGGGCGACTGGGCGGGGGGAACGCGTGCGAAGGTAGCGCGCCGGCGGCGTTGTCCGGCTACCGCCGGCGCCTCTACCGTATCCGCCGGCCGGCGACGGGCGCGGACGCTAGGGACCCGACGCGCGGCGTCCGCTTCGGGACGACGAGTAGGTCCGTTAGCGCCCATACGAGCGCGTCCATCCGGTCGGGCGATACCGCGCCGTCGTCGTTCGGGTCCCAGCCGGTTAACTGAGATTCTAGGATTTTGAACTCGAGCGCCGTCCCTACGTGGTGGACGCGGTTTTGCTCGTACGGCGCGGCGAGGGGTTCGGCGCGGACGGCCTTTCCCCTGGACGCGTTCACAGTGATAACCCGCAATTGCGGCCCCCCGTACGCGCGGAGCGTCGCGACGACCATATCGCCGCCGTAGTTCCGTTCTGCGACGACCGCGTCCGCGTCCCATTCGTCGTACAAGTCGCCGACCCGCGCGGCCCACTGGGGCGCGTCCAGTCGGCCGCTAGCGTCCTCGAGTACGTACGCGTGTCCATCGGCGCCGCGGCCGGCGACGACGATCCCTGTTTCCGCGGAGCCGGCCCGGTGCGAGCCGGCGGGATCGACGCCGATAACGAGCCGGACGAGGTCCGGATAATCCCGGCGCCGGCCGGCCTCTATCCAGTCGGGCCGGAATACCGCTCCCACGTTCTCCACGAACTCCCCCCCGATTTCTTGCCGTTGTTGCAGGGCGGTATACGCCTCGCGGAGCGTACCGACGAACGAGGGCGGGAGGTACGGGTTATCCCAGGTCGGCGCGATCGTCATTCGGTGATCGGGCCGGCTCGTCCCGAAACGGTCGTAAATCCAGTTCCGACCGCGCGGCGTCGTCGTTACCCAGGCGCGGCCGGGGAACTCGCGGAGCCGGCCTAACAGGACGTCCCAGGCTCTGAGCCTCACGTAGGCGCCCTCGTCCAGCCATACCCAGCCGGCGTTAATGCCGCGGAGCGCGTCGGGATTATCGGCCGACCGGAATAGCGCCCGGGTCCCGTTAACGAGTTCGACCGTCATTTCCGCGCGGTTCACGGCGCGGACGAGGGGGCCGGCTATCTCGAGCAACGTCCGGAGGGCGACGTCGCGGAGCATCGGGTAGGTAGGGGCCGCGACGATCCCGGTCGTTCCGGCGGGTTGCCGTATTACCTCGAGCGCGCCGGCGACAGTCTTACCGGCTCCGACCCCTCCGACGTACGCGCGGAATCGTTCGGGCGCCTCTAGGAACTCGCGTTGTTTGACGGTCGGCCGTGCCGTCAGGACCGCGGCCCCCATCCCTAGCGGGACCGGGTCGGCATATCGCGGATCCACAGGATTCCCACCGGGGCCCACCGCGTACTCGTTCCCGGACCGGCTACTCGTCCACCCCGATACCCGGAGGGAGCTATGGGACGTCCTCCGCGCGCTGGGGCAGGCGGGAGGGCCGTCCGGTTCGCGAGCTCCGGGTACGGCCGGCCGGGATAACGGAACTCCCAGCGGCGACGCGCGCCGGCCGCGCGCGCGGCCCACAGGCTAGCCCAGGGGACGGCGACGGCGAGCGCGGCGGCGAGTAGGACGGCGGTATAGGTCGTCATTCCTGGGGGTCGGCCGGCGGCGGCGCGGGTAGGAACTCGACGCGGATATCCACAGGATTTCCACCGGGGCCCGTTATTTCCCGGCGGTCGATATAGCCCCGGTGCCGGCCGACCGTCCGGAGTAGAAATCGGATCGACTCGCCGTCGAACGCGCGGACGAGCGTCCGTAGCGACCCCTCCGCTTCATCTAGGAGCGTTTCGCGCGCCTCCTCGAGGACCGACGCGACCTTCGCGTAGCGCTTCGCGTAGCGCGATACCGTCCCCCAGTCACAGCCCAGGGACCGCGCGGCCGGCGCTACCAGTCCTCGCGACTCCCGGAGGGCGGCGACTACCTCGTCCACCGTGTAGCGTTGTTTCCGGCCGGACCCCGGGACTCGCTTACGGGCCGGCGCCGGCGCTCCCTTCCCGCGCGCGCGAGTCGGAGTTTGGGGTTTATTCTCTTCAGGCATTGGGTCACCATGCTAGGATAGTCGCCTGGGAAAGGATACCGTGGAGTGCTGCGGTTGGACGCCAATCGCGGAGCGTCACAGCGGGGCGCCGGTGAACAGGTCGGGCGGTACGACCGGGCGCGGCGGCGCCGACGTCGCCCATACGACGAGGACGACGCCGAACGGGGGACGGTCGCCCAGGACGGACCGTTGTCCGGGCAGTGAGAACCGCGGCCGGCCGGGATAGAAGCGGGTGCGGAGCGGTGAGCCCGCGCGATCGCGGTACGGCTCCACTAAATCCTGCCACCATCGTTGTTCCGTCCGGTTCGCGGGTAGGAGCATCGCGACGACGTCCGCGCCGGTTTCGGCCCACGCTTTCTCGAGCCAGGGACGGAGGTCGGAATAGGGCGGGTTCACCCATACTCGTTCGCCGACCCAGGACTGGGCGAGCCCGTCCGTTTCGCGGTCGACGTACCGCGCGCACTGCGCGTTTTCGGCCGACGCGGCGGCGTCCAGTGTGAACGGGCCCCAGTCCGACGCGATCGCGGCGAACAGGTCGGCCGGCGTTTTCCGGTCGTCCACCGATTCCAGCGCGCCGCGGCGCCCCGATTGCTGGGGGTGATTGCGAGCGCTGAATCCGACGAGCGACATAGCGTCAGGAACGGAGGGCCGTCGCTAACTGGGCCCGGAGGTCGTCGGAGAGTAGCCCCGCCGGCGTCGTCCGGATCAGCGTCCAGCCGGCGAGCGCCGCGCAGTTGTATTTCTCGACGTCCTTTAGGAACCCGGCGCCGCGCGTATGCCGACCGCCGGTCCATACGCCCCCCTCTACCTCGAGGGCGACGAGCCGGTCCGGCCACGCAAAGTCCAGGCGCCAGCCGCGCGGGGGCGCGAATCGGTATTCGGCGACAGGACGCGGGAGCCCGCGGCCCTCGAGTTCCAGGACGAATTGGGCGGCGCGCGCTTTTCGGACCTCGAGGGCGAGCGTCCGGTTCGCGCTTTCGATTTGCGCGCGGGCGCTCGTATTCGTCCTCGTCGGCGCCCCGGTATAGTTCGGTACGCGGAGGTCGCGCCGGACGTTCGGTAGGGGCCGGCCCATTAGAGCGCCGGCGCCCATAGGACGCACTGGATAGCGGCGGCGAACACCGCGCCGACAGTCGGGACGTATCGGTCCGGGTCTATCCGGGCGATAGCGGCGAGGGCCATAGCGTCAGGGGGATACCTCGTCGGCGAGAACCCAGGCGGGGACGTAGCGCTCCGCTGGGGTCATAGCATAGAGCCTGGCGACGAGGACGTCGTCGGCTATCTCGAGCGCGACGATTTCGTCGGCGTCGGCCGCGTCGGCGTCGGCCGGCGCTTCGGGTTCGGGGGACTCGTTCATTTCGGCCCCCGGTTCCGGACGCCGTCCGGGTCGTCGTCGTCGTCCGGGAGGTCGCGGCGCTCCGCCAGGTCTAGCGCGTCGATCAGCGCGTCGGCCGCGGTTACGGCGTCCCTCGCGAGTTCGGGACGCGTCCAGCCGGCGCCGGGCCCGCGACCGATCGACGCGCCGATCGACGCGGCTAGTACCTGGGTCGCGATATGCTCCAGTAGGGTTAGTCCGGTCGTTACCCGTTTGTCAGGGGTCGGCATAGTGTCAGGGGTCTAATCGGAGAGAGAGGGCCGCGGCGGCGTCGTTCAGGTACGACCGCGCGTTACGTAAGCGGTTTTTTTCGGCGTCGGTTAGCCGGCGTTCGCCGATAATGTCCAGAACGGCGTTCTCCGTCCGTTCCGCGACGAGGATACCCCGGACCTCGTCGGGCCGGTATCCCTCGTCGCGGAGGGCGCGGTATCGTTCGTCCGCGTCGCGGAGGGCGCGGTATCGTTCGTCCGTGTTCACGGCCGCAACAGTTGGGATAGCGCGCGGCGCGCGTGTTTGCCCCGGCGTTCAGCGCGGAGCGAGCGCGTTATACACGGTACGCAGCGCTGGGACGCGCGGGCGTACGGAGCGATCGACGGGTCCATCCTCGCGACGGCGAGGGCCGACCGGTCTAGCGGGGCGCCACATTCGGCGCAACGTTCGTTCATCGGGGGTCCGGGTCCGGTGGACGGGTAATATACGCTAATCCCCCGCGTGCAATAGCGTGTTTTCGGGTTAGCAGGCGCTACTCCTCGTCGCGGTGGGTCGGCGTCGGGTCCTGGGGGAATAGTTGCGGGAGGTCGCCCGGCGGTATCGGTTTCGCCGGCCGCGCCGGGGGTAGCGCGTGCGGGTTCGCGAGTTCGCTGAGGACGGCGCGCGCGGCGTCGGCCGGGAGCCTATAGACCTCCGTAAGTATCCGGGCCGCCTTCCCGTCGTTCCATTTCTGCCAGTCCGGGTACAGGACGCGGAACGCCTCGAGCGCGTGCGCCGATTGTTCGGCGAGTGGGGCCGGGTACGAGTTCTCGCGGAGCGTCCGCCGGTCGGACCGCCTTATCCAGGCTAGCGGGGCCATTAGGCGGGCGAGTTGCGCCGGCGTTCGTTTCGGCATAACGGGGTCGGGGGTGAGACTCGCGACCGTCCGGGCCGCGGCCTCGAAACGATCGCCGAACCCGGGGTCGGCGCGCTCGAGCGCTTCGGCCTCGTCGGCGATCGCGCGGAGATTATCGAAGTCGGGCGGGCCCTCCGCGGCCTCGCGCCGGCGACAGTAATCGGCCTCGTCCTCGTCGGGCGCGTCGATCCCAGGGGGCGCGACGTCGGGTTCGTCGTCGCGTTCGTTAACGCCGTCGTACGGGTTGTCCAGCATTACGGCGAGGGGGCCGGTCGGCCGGCGCGGAAGCGGTAGACAGGGACGCGGCCGGCGCCGGCGACGTCCTCGAAACGGACGGACATATCCGTATCCGGGTCGATACGGTAGGTCCCGACGAGCCCCGGCCGCGCCGGCGGTCCATCCTCCCCTACCTGCGCGGTCCCCCATACGTCGGACAGGGAGTAGCCGCGGGCCGGGTCGAATATCCCGCCCTCGCGCGCGGCCTCGCGTCGGCGCTCGAGGGCGCGGGACGCCGCTAACTGGGCCGACGTCGGCGGCCAGTCGTAGAAACTCGACTCCATAGGTCCGGGGGTCATTTACGGGTGGTGGCTATCAGGCGGACCGCTTCGGCCGGCCGGCGCCGGCGGGTTGCGTCGCCGTCTACGGGTAGGTACATCGCCGCCGGTAGCCCCAGGTCGGTCGCCTCGGCGATCGCGATAAAGTCCGGGAGGACGTCGTCCTCGAGGGGCGAGCCGGCCGCGGCTCCCTGAACGATTCGACCGCCCGGCGGCGCGGCCTCGTCCAGCGCGTCTAACAGGCGCGGGACGTTCCCCAGATTGTACGGTTTCCCGACGTGTGAGGGGTCGGCGGTCGCGGCCCACACGGCGAGCAGGTCGCGCCACGCGGCGAGCCGGGCCGGGTCGGTCCCGACGCGGGCCGCGATGGCTGCGGCGAAATACGGTTCGACGCGCGGCCGGCGCTTCCGGTACTCGAGTACGGCGGGGTGTTCGTCCAGCGCGGGGGCGCCGGTCGGAGGGGGCGCCGGCGTCGGAGGGGGCGGCGGCTCGTCGGCCGTCCCGTCGCCGGCGTGCGGGGGCGCGTCGGCCGGCCCTCGTACCTCCGACGCGTCGGACGGGGGGACGAGGGCGCCGGCGCGCTCGAAAAACTCCGGGTTGAGCTTGTACCAGTTCGGCCGCCTCCCGTCGCCGGCGCGGTCGATCGTGAGGGCCCCCGCGAGCTCGAGCCGGGCTAGTACCGACTGGACGTGCCGGGGGGTGCATCGGCACCGGGCGGCGAGCCGCCGTTTCGAGGGCCAACAGACGCCGGCGTCGTTCGCGTGATCGGCCAGGCACAGCGCGACGAAAAGCCCTCCGGCGTCGTCCAGCGCGGCCGAATCCCATACGAGCGTCATTAGCCGGATACTCATATCCCCAGGGATTCGGCGGCGGTTTCGAGCGCGGCGACCCGGGGGGCGGAAATCCGTTCGCCCCGCAGGATCGCGCAGGAATGCTGATAGCCGCCGGGCGTATCCGGTAGCCCGGCCGCGCGGTGGAGTTCGGCGACCGTCCGGCCGGCCGCGATTAGCCGGGCCCGGAGCGCTCGAGCGCTCGCGAGGGCGCCGGGCGACTCCTGGTTCGGGGGCCGGCCGGGATACGGTCGGAGCCGGCGACCGGCTGGGCGGCGTGTGGGAGTAGTCATATCGGCCGGGGGGATTGTTAGCGTAATTAACCCCGCGCGTCGGGATCGTCAACAGGGGAGGGGGGAGAACAGATTTCTCCCCCCAGGGG